GCGAATGGACCTACACCTGGGTAGCCTGGATCAGTTACACCTCCCCAGCCACCAGATACGGTAGCACCGCCTGAGTCAGCAACAACTCCACTTTCTCCTTCTTTTACAAGACGAGTAGAATCTGCCTTCTCAATAGTATTTTCTTCCGACATATATTTCACCTCCTTAGATGTTTACGTTATTTTTTATAGGTCGGCATTTGTGAGGAAACGACCGCCCCACGGAGAGCCTTTACGGACCTCCTGAATCTGCTCGATCTCGCCTAGATCAGCAGACTTCTGGAAAGCGGTGGTATCTTCTACCGCATCTACACGCTTTCCAAGTTCCTGTGCGCTACCTTTAACTTCGGTAACGCTTGTCTCTACACTGTTAACAGCCTTTGATACCTGATCAATCTTGTCATTGAGTGCAGAAACAGTGTTGGTTAGTGTCGAGAGGCTTGATACCAAACTTGCTTGTAGTGAAGCAATCTGATCTTCGGCAGCCTTGGCTACCTCTGATTGCTCTGCCACCTTGTTAGTATCGGCTTCATCGGAAGCCTTGTCAAGTTCTTCGGCTGATACTTTTTCCTCAACCTCAGCAACTTCCTCAACTGTGTCAGCCTTTTCGACTTCCTCTACAACTTCAGCAGTTTCTTCTGCTTCTTTTACTTCCTGTTCCACAACTGTGTCTTCTGCCATATTCTTCGCCTCCTTTACTGTGGATTTTTTCTTGAATTGTTCTAGTGATTTACGAATGCTGGTTTTCTTGTCAATGTCATTGGCTTCTACGAATCCTACGTTTTCCATAGAACTATCGCATACCGCGCAATTTTCATCTTCAACTGACTTGACAACAACAAGATTGTCGCCAGGACACCAGAACACGTTTTCAATTTCACCTTTGACGAGTGGAGTTTTTACAACTACACCAGCGTCAGTTTTCTCAATTGACACAACATTAGCCAACTGATTTGCTGGATTATCCACTAGAGATAATTCAAGAAGATCATATTTGTGAACAATGCGAACAACTTTATCTAAATCTTCGTCGTAAGCATTCTCTGTATCATCAATAGTTCCTCCGATAGAGAAACCTGTAAGCGTACCGTCCAAAATCTTTTGCCAAGTATCCTCAGCACCCTTAGAAACATATGCACTAACAAAAACACCCTCATATTGTTTGTTAGTGCCCTGATCATAATAGGGAACAGATTTAAAGTCAACAACCTTTCCAACAGCCTTTTGAGGGTCATGCTGCTCTCTAATGTTTCCTTTAAACCTAGTGAAAGCATCAACTGATGCCTCTCTGGTCACAATATCATCTTGTTTATCAAGATTGTCAAGAGTGGCAAAGCCGTGGACAGTTCTTTTTTCAACATCTACCTTGCTAAGAGGCATAGACAAACTAATATTATTGTCTTGTAAAGACACTTTAGTTTCGTACAACTTTTTCTCCTAACAGCGCGTTGTCAAACAACATATCTATTATATCACCCTTTTATAACTAAGTGGAGGTGCTACGGCCTTCGCCCTTTGGATTCCTACCCCGAACAGTTGCATCGCTATCTGATGCATTGTTTGTACGATCTCGTGCCCTACTATCGGAACCTTCTCTTTCGTTTTCTGCGTCGGCAGCCTGACGAGGATTAAGTTCAATGATCGAATCTCCACCATCTCTAGCAGGTAAACCAAGTTTCTCACGAATCTCATTGGGAGTAACAACCTGATTACGCAGATACTTTTCGTCAATCTGAGACTGAGCATTTTCATCAGTCAAAGTTAATTCATTAAACTTAATCTTTAGCATGTCAGTGACTTCTGAAACAACAGCGTTAAGACGCTTCTCAATAAGACGCTGCCCAGGACGAGCAACCTGCTCCTTGAATGTACGATCAGATGCTAAAGTGCCAGCCAAGGAACCATCACCCATACCAATCTTAGACAATGGTACTTGGTGGGCTGCTAGAATATCTTCTGTGTTGGCTTGGTGGTATTTACCAAAACTTCCTTCCTGTACCCCGGCCTCAATTGCCTCCATCTTAAACTCAACCTTAGTCTGCTCATTATCAGGAGGCAACGGAATCAACAACGTGCGATGATTATTTCCCTTAAGATTGTTTTGCATAAACTCAAACAGGCGACGCTCTGAATCAGATGACAACTTAGCCCCCTTGACATACACAACATATCGTGGTACAGCCTTATTTTCAAAGTAGTCAATGTTATACTGTTGTGCTAATTGATCACCAAAGGCTGCTTGCCCTGCTGCAACAATATCAGGAACACCATAAAAACTATTACTTGGGCAATATTCTTTAAAGTGAATAATCTGATTAGGCATGGGGTCTGTAGTAATAGGATTATACCCAGGCTCTTCAATACCAAACTTGTTAAAAAATACAGCCTTATCTCCAATAATCTGAACGTAGCCGTCCTTTTTTCTACGAACACGCAAAGTAGTTGCAGGAATATGACCAAGGTATCCTACTTCGCCATTACTCTTCCTACCAATCTCAACATATCCATTTCCCAAAGCATGTAGGTCTGTAACAACCTTATTCATAATAATGGTAAAGTCTTCATGTTCATTAAGGCTATCAAGCCACAAATCCATCTGAATCTTTGCTCGCTCAATCTTTTTCGTTGCTGTTTGTCGCTGCTGTTCAGTTTTTTTGTCAGCCAACTTCAAAACAGTTAAATCAGTTAGTTTCCACTGATAACCTAATCCAACCATGTTAGCAGCCTTAGTATCTACCGCCGCATGATTATAAGGGTGAGTACTGTAGTATTCTGAAACACGGTAAAGATCATACGGTGGTTCAACAACATCATACATTCCATAACCGTTGTAAACAATAGCAGAAGGATTTAACTGCTTTGAACTAGCGTCGCCAGCACCATAATCGTGATGATCTTTTTGTACTTTTCTATCAGAACGCCGCCTAAAGTTTTTGTCAAGACTCTTAGATGATCTAAGTTTTTTCCAGTCTTTTTTAAATGGGTCTTTGTGAGCGTTGCTTACCCTTTGAACAGAATCAAAATTTAATCCATCAATGATGACAACATCGCCGTCCATGTCCCACTCACTCATTTAGTTCACTCCCGTACTGCCTCATGCCTGCCTGAGCATCAGCAATAGCATCAATGTCGTCAAGGCTTGGAATCTGGCCCTCTTTCAAACGCTGTAACTGCTCTGAATATTGTTCGTCAGTAACACGAGAAACACCAGACTGAAAGATTGGTTGACCTTCTGGTTCACCATAATACTTAGCAGCCTCTTTTAACTTAGTAATAGCAGACAGATCATCTTTTTGTGCAGGAATGTTCAGATAATTTCCATCACTATCCTTGAAGAACCTACCATTTGGTAGTCTCCACACATACACGCCCCAGCCATATTTGCGAGGTACAATCTTCATTGACGGCTTTTTGATCTTTTTGCGATTGCTCATATACTCTATTATACCACACTGTTACCATTTACAGCGGCTCAATGTCAGTCTGTTGCCATGAAATACCCGGATATGCCGCAATGTCGTTCTGAATTAACTCCATAGGCTGATAGGAAGTGAATTGCAACGCCTCAGACATTGTGTATGCTTGCCACACATTCTTCATGGTTTGAACCATGTCTGACGTATTTAAAAAGTATCCAATGTTGTCAAAGTTGTATCCATCAGAGATATTAATTGAGTCACCGCTTTCGTCATTGTCAAAAACTATAGCAACACAATGCCACTCATCAACCTGAACAGGCTTTCCAAGCGACTCGTCTACCTCTTCGCCATTGACAATTAATGTGCCACCTGTAGCACTCAATACATCTTCGCTATCAATACTAACTGAAGAAGTAGAAAAAGAGGCAAGAGTGCCATCGGGACCATCAGCATTGATTCTAACAAAGAACTGAATAGCACCGACATTCTCTACATCACCCAACATAACATCAAAAGGCTCATCAGAACAAAAACCACTATTCTTGCCCAACGTCAAGAAAGGCATAGAGTCAGTGTCATAAAGAAAGTTACCCCCCTGCCTATCAATAAAAAGTCCTTTAGTTTTAACTATGTCGTCAAGATATGTTGAAACACTAAGTTTGTTTAGTTGATAGGGAGTTGCAAAATAGCCATCAGTCTCAAACTTCAAATACAAACGAAGAACTTCGCCAGACTCGTCTACTGGTTGAATCGCAGTATGATCAACTACAGAAGTTGCCTCGCTTTCATCTAAACTTGGATAAACACCAACAGTATCAGACCATTGATAAAAAGCCTCTACTCCGCCCTCACAATGAGACATATTAAACTGCAAATGATCAATGTCAAAGTTTCCACTTTCATCAACTGCTGCTAAAGTATTATACGGAATGTAATCTTCCCAATACCCCCGCAACTCAACATCTTCATAAAAGAAACCAAACTCGTCAGAACCTTTCCAAAAATAAGTAGGGTTGGGGCCACCATCACTCCATTCATTTATAAAGACACTCTCATCATCTGCGTCCAAAGTTCTTTGAACACTAGAACCAAAACCAAGACCAGTAACAGTACCATTAGAAATAGTAACCTTAAGACCTTCTGGCTGCTGAAACATATTCCAAAGTTCATAACTATCGTCTGGATCAAACTTATCAAAACGCATAATAAAACTAGTGCCAGGTGTAGGGGGAGGACCAAGAGTTAAAAAACTATCAGTGCTATTAGTGCGATAGTTAAAGTTGTTTGGAGCAAGAACAACCTCGTACCCTGGATAAAAAACACTAGTTATTGTGACCTCATAATCTTCTCCCTTAAAAAACATTGACACAGGATTATCAATATAGTCACCCACACGATCAAAAGTCGTACTAGCACCAACACTTTGGTCCATATAGTCAAAGTAAATACCCGATTGATCATCAAACCAATCTTCCTCTGTTGTATCATCAGCAAAAGAATGCACAGGCAATTTAGGATAACGAAAACTTAATTTATCTTGCCAAATAGCAAGATTGTCTTTAGCGCCAGATTCCCAACGATAATTTAAAGGATAGGCAGCATGAGCAGGCAACTCAGAAGCATTAAAATTAGCAAAAGCAGACTGACCATTAAAATTGTTATTAATGACCTGAACATCGCCAGCGCCCTGACCCCACACATACCTACGCTTAGATATTTCTGCATCCTGAGCGTAACCAAAAAGGGAAGGAGCATCAACTTCAAAAAAAGCGTCACCGCTTTCGTCTACAAAGTTGAAATCAAAACCTGGGCCACTCTCATCTGGTTCATCGTGGTTTTCTTTTGGATCAACAATCTCAGAAAAAGCAACCTGCTCTCCATTAATTGACAAGCCAATACCAGTTGCGTGAGTAAAAAGACTAACATAGACTGGAATATCAACAACCTCAACATCGTAAGAACAAAAAGTTTTACCATACACAAAAGTTAAAACAGTGCCAGTCAAATACAAGCCATAATCTTCCTCGTAATTTGACTCAAGAATCTTAATTGTGTCACTACCCTGGCCGACAATCCTCATCCAAAACTCAAAAACAAAAGTATCGTGACGACCAGAAACATTTAAAAACCTATTAGCCTCAAACTCAGGAGTGTTGCCAACAACAACAGTAGTTCCATTAGAACCAACAACCATAGGAATTCTATCTCTGTCCCAATCAGTAGAGTTATAACGAACAATACCAGTACCGTTTTCTGGCGAATCATTGTAGTCTACAGGGGGATAACCAAACGCAACAGAATAAACATAGCCACCAGTAGACTCATCATTATCCCCACCCTGCAAAGCCCAATTAAAAGTAGGATGCTCCTGATAAATACGTTGAGAAAACAGATTCATGTGGTCAGACATTATTACTCCATTATACCAGATGACTAGTCACAAGCACTAATAGCGTCACAATCCTCATACAAGTCATCAGGCAATGTAGTAGGAGTAGGAGTAGGAGTTGGCTCTGGTACTACAGAAACTTCAGGAGTAGGAGTAGGACTGTATGTAGGCTCAGGAGTAGGCTCAAGTGTAGGCTCAGGCTTAAAAGTTGGAGTAGGCTCAGGATAGTCAACAATTGGCGGTGGCTTTGTAACCTTACCGTCATCTGGTCTTGGCTTACAAACATCATCAAGAGCCTTTAAAGCAGCAATATCAGCACTAGTAGGAACCTTATAGCCACGGTTTTGAGAACGATAAGGATTCATCAAACTTACCCGTGAACTCCTTTTAATATGTTCCATCCCAACAGCGTGCCAAAACTCATGCACAAAAGTTACTTTATTGTCTACCCTATTTAACTTAATTTTAGGTGTAAGAACTTTAACTCTATTTAGCCACTTGTTATCAATCAGACCATAATAAGCAATGCCCAAAACATCGCTATCCCCTGCCACTCTAACTATTTTAGCAGGGCTAGAAAATTTAATATTAATATCTGGCTTGCCGCGCCCCTTATGCTTTACTAAAGTAAAACTATCAACAGTCTTATTTATTAACCGAGCCTGTCTTTTAACTAACTTTTTACTACCATTAGTTTTCCAAGTAACAGTCTCATTACAGCCCCAATGAGCAAAATGCTCTTTAGCAGCGTTAGCCGCACCAGTGACAGACATTACCATCACCAGTGCGGCCAACAATGCTAACTTTTTCATGGAAGCCGTTTCAACTTAGCCTTAGGTTTAATCTTAGGCTTAGGCCCTCCACGCATCTTTAGAACGTCACCGTCCTTAAAGACTTTCTTTTTAGCCGACTGATAAGCACTTGGCTGATTAATCAAACAGTGATCATTCACATGCTTTGCATAAGCATAATCCCCAGCAGTAGGAATTAAGCCTTGCTCATATTGTCGAGCCTTAGACATATTCCAATAAGGATTCATCAAGCCAATTCCATAACTAGTCTGATGCCTTACACCCATAGCGTGCCATAGTTCATGGCGTAAAATGTATTCAACAACAGTGTCATTGTATGACTTGTAGGGTTGACGAGTCACTACCCGGCGAATATCACCAACATTGGAATAAGCCCGACCACGAAGCCAAGCCCAACCACTAGTTTTCAACTTAGTAGAAAAGCCCACAGTAATGTTTGCACGACGATCACGCCAAGAAACCTGCCTAAAAGTAAAGTTAG